GCTGCACCTTGGATGACCTCGTGTGACACCGAGCGTGTAACACTTGATGTGCACATAACTTGCCCTTCGTACTTCTGATTCAAGAAGAAGGTGATATCCGCTGGACACCGCAACGTTGTTCTGCGAGTTTCAACAGCATCGACCTCGAGTTGACTCAAATGCTTAGGATAGGGAAAAGTTGCAACTCTGTTGATGTAAGGAATCTGCTGGGTGTCTCCATAAACAAAAGCCTCGGAGCATAGAGACATGCCAACCAGAAAATTAACACAACCGGGGTGTAACATTAGACCTTCATCCAGAAACAGCCTTTTGTATTGGCACGGACCTCGACCGTAATTCATTAAGAAAGAGTCTACCGTCCTTACGTTCTCCTTGGTCGCCACGATTAAACCAGAACTGTTTGCTCTTCTTCTTATCATTTCGGCAGCCTGTTTTCCTGGTACTAGAACCAGATCTTCGTCAAAGTTGACCCTCGAAAGAATCTCCTTTGTCTTCCCGCAACCTGGAACACCATCAACAAGTGTAACCTTTGCACTACTTATATGGGGTTCACCGTCTTTAAGCACTGAGCGTATAGCTCTTATCTTCCCCATATCTGAATACACCAAAGATTCGGAGCTCACTGCGACTCTACGCCATGTCTCTCCGCACACAATGTTCTCGCCATCGTATGTGAGAAGCGCTACAAAGCACTTATAGTCTGAGTCCATCACCACACCCCAAGCATGTCCTTTCGATTGAGGTTTCACCAACCATTTCTTAAGGCACACGTCGTAGACTCCAAATTTTTCCTTAGTCTCGAGATCTATCGCAGCTGTGTCCTTGATTATCTTCTTCAGGTTTGATACCGCAGCAGAGAGCGAGGCTACTAGGCTGTCTAAATAGTTCTTGCATTGTTGAACTTTTAGCGGACCAGTATACACCATCGCATGCATCTGTTTACGGATAATCGTCTCTGTGGATACCATATGGAACTGCTGCAACGACTCGATTTCTGTACTTCTTTGGAACTCATCGGACACTGTGTTGCCTGTTAGACCAAGCATAGAAATCTCTGATTTTCGAACCACTTCCTTGATTGAGGACTCACCTACGTCTGACGACACAATCTTCAACGAACCTTCCTCCTTTGATGTAATTGTCGGTTGCAATGCAAGTGCGACATTTGCTTCGGTAGGCCTCTCAAACGTTAAGGTCAAACCACTCTCATTTGAAACCACAGCTACCATTACCTTTGCTGCCACCAATGGATCTACGCCTAATGTATTACACATCCGGGAAAAAACATCAACATCAAACTTGTCACTGTCTTTAAG